AAGAAATAAACCAGGTGATCCGGTTGGTAAGTTAAACAAATCAACTGGATATTACATGGTCTCCGTTGATAACGAAGTGTATATGGTTCACCGTATTGTTTATTATTTAAGGATGGGAATCGCTCCTGATGCACATAGTGTACAACACTTAGGAGAAACTAAAGATAATAGGACACCTTTAATCGAGACTTATAAGACACCATCTAATAAAAAAATAACGGCTTCGGGATTTAAATTGTAATGGCTAATGTAATAAAAACTTTTGAAACTACGAACTTTAGATGTGTAAAAAGTATTGATAAATTAACTGATTCAGAGTTACATAAACACGGATATTATCGAGGATATCAATGCCCCCATGGTCACGAAATAAGGGATTTAGAATTTCATTGGTGTTATGAGTGTGTAATTAAAATTAAATCCAATGTATGTGGCTTTGACTTAAACTTTTTAAGCAATGATTTTAAGAATAAGTATTATAAACTTTGGAAAAAGATAGATATAAAAGAACCGGATGAGTGCTGGAATATGAAACTAACAGGAAATAAAAGTCCTAATAGAATATGCTTCCCTTCTTACAGAACGTTTTATAGCAGACAAAAATCAGAGAATGTAAACGCACATAAAGCCATTTACCAATGTGCTTGGGGTGATATCGGATCTATGAGCGTTACTCGTTTATGTGGAAATCCATGGTGCGGTAATCCTTTGCATATGATCTCCAGTTGGAATGCAGGTTTTCCTCCTTCAAAAGTAACCCCTTTTCATATTGATTTCGATGCTCAGAAACTAATGAGAATATCTAAAGCTAGGATATTACATAGAGATCAGGAAGTAATCAAAGCTTCTTATAAATCAACCATTGCACATCCTTTACATGTGGAGGCTGCTCCAGATTATGATGAAGGGTAGGACTATAGAATAAAATATGGCTCGTGTAAGTCAGCTACCGCAGAGACAGAGGACAGTTCAAGATCCGTTACTTATAGGATCTTTTGTACAAACTTCTATACGTTACTTGAGAGGAAGCTTAGGCTCTACTCACCAAGTAAACAGAGGAGGTTATGGAGGAGGCACTACCAATCACTGGTTTAAAGTTAAACTAGAAACAGCAGGATGGATAATAATTGCCAACGGTTCAGTAAAGCCTAAATTCGTAAACGTTTCTGCTTATGATTTAAATAGAAATCCCATAGAAGGAAGAGCTATATTTCAAGCGGATAGCATAGGACAAATAAGTACAACTGATGGTTCTAAACAGTATCCTTATTCGGGAACTGTACAAGGAGCACAATCAGATACATATAATACTTTCGATCCAAGTAGATTGGATAGAGGTGATGATAGATATTTTGCTTTACCTGTAGGGGAATATTTAATTTGCATATCTAGTGTCAGACACGAACCAGTAGACTATGCTGTAGGTGTAATAATAGAGATCTCAGACCCCTTCCCTTTAATACTTACGGAAGACTTCTCTAGACTTATTTATGAAGATGATCCTGATGCGGACGGAGACGATGCCATAATATGTGACACAACTCCCAACTTCACTGGAGATGATACTCATGACCACTCTCTTGCTGAATGGAAAACAGCATGGAATAGAGAAAGACAACCAGGGGAACCTTTCCCTGCATTCTTGGAAGCATACACCACCACACAATAAGCATATGAATGCTCGAAAACTTTATAACTTGCTTTTAGATGATAAAGCTAAAAATACTTGTAAAAAGAATTTAAACCTTCCAAATAAATTCAAGGATACATGTGAACAGATGCCTTACTTACCTCAATGTAAGGTCTATGACGTATAGGATAAGTAGAAAAAATAAAGTAATAACTTCTAAATTATCTAATGGTGATAGATTCAAAGTTATAAGAAGACCTTTCAAATTTCCTTCGGGAGGATGGTTTTGGTTAGTAGCAATGGTAGCTTCTAAAAGTAATAGAGCTCTGAATGACTGGATAAGAGAGAGAAATAAAAGAATAAGAGTAAAGAAATTAAATCATTTTTATCCTAAAAAGAGAGATGTAAAAGCTTTACGCATAGCTGTAAATGCTGCGAAAGATTGGATAACAGAGATCCCTGATGGAGATGTTTTAGTATTCAGAGCTGAAGGAGCAAAAGCAGATCAGTTATTTAGAATTTATAAAAGGTGGTTTGAAACACATGAAAATATACCTTGGGTGATATCCGAAGAACATAAATCATTTTTCTTTTACAAAAAAAAGAACTAGAATAAGAGTGTTAACCATATAAAACAATGATTGCTTTAATTAAACCAATATTACTAAAGTTTGCTACTTCAGCACCAGTAAAAAAATTAGTGATTGAATTACTGGAAAAATTAGTTGAGTCCACTGATACGGAGCTTGATAATGCAGCTCTAAACATAGTTAAAAAGGGTCTAGGTTATACGACTACAAAGAAGTAATAGCTTAAACTAAAAGTAGCAATATGTTTATAAATGGAAGCTACAAAGGATAAACCAGAGCCAAAGAAAAGTCCTATCACTAAGTTGAAGGAGGCTATGGATGACAAAGAAGAACAACTAGAAATTCTAGGAACCTTCATACGCTTGGGCGTTATGGTCTGGGCCGGATTCATAATTTCTTTAAATTATGTCTCTTTTCCAGGTCTAGCTAAAGACGGTGGACCCAAGGACATCACTTTCATAGCAAGCGTTTTCACGGGATGCCTTGCAACTTTTTCAGTGGACGTGGGTAAAAAGAAAAAGGAAGATAAAGAAGGAGCTAAACCATCATCTATACCTACACAAACCATCCGGATAGAACAAGCTCCTTTAAGAATAACCACGGATACAAAGAAAAATGTATAGCAATAGAGAAAACAAAAGATTGTCAATCTTTTCGATATCTCTAGCTCTTTTACTAGGTGCCTCAAATATTTCGTTGGTTACTTATCTAGTAAGTACATCAAACCACAAAACAATACCTTCTTTCGATATACCAGTGGGTCCTTATACTTCTTATCGTTTAACAGCAACTAAGAATGGATACACACTCTCTTACAAAGCAAATGATCCAAAAAAACTTGTAACTCGAACAAGAACATCTACTCCCAAAGGACTCTTTGGAGGTAAGACAGCAGAAGTAGAGGTATTCGAAGAGAATACTATCCTTGGTAAGATTTCATCTGGAGATGGAGAAGGAATAACCGATGAAATGATTGCTTGTATAAAAACTGAGGGAGCTGGAGAATCTACCGGTAGATTAATAGGAACATCTATTGGAACAAAAGCTGCACCAGTTGTATCTCAAGTACCAATAGTGGGTTGGTTAGCCGCTGGTTGGGTCGCAATGCTTGGTGGAAACAAGGGAGCAGACGTCGGAGGAGAGATTGCAAAATCCTTTAATGATTGTTAATTATGTTTGTTAAAAAACTTACGCTTGTCACAGGCGGTTTTGACCCAATACACAGCGGTCATATTGAATACTTTAAAGAAGCAAGTAAACTATCTGACTTTTTAGTTATTGGTTTAAACAGTGATGAATGGCTCATAGATAAAAAGCAACAAGCCTTTCAAGATTGGGATGAACGAGCTAATATTATTAAGCATTTAAATATGGTTTCAATGGTAATAAATTGGGATGACTCAGATAAAACTGCCTGTGGAGCCATAGAAAAATGCTTACTGATAGCGGATGAAGTTGTTTTCGCTAATGGAGGAGACAGGTTGGTTGGTAATACACCAGAACTAGATGTTTATGGTAGAAATAAAAGAGTTACATTCCAATGGGGAGTAGGAGGAGATTATAAAATTAACAGTAGTTCTTGGATTCTGAATAACTATTACAAAGATCGAGCGATGATAGACTTTAAGTAATACTTGTCTATAAATAAAATGTTGAAGTACTTATCATTATTAATATTATTATTACTTCCTACGTCACTTAGAGCTAATATTTATCACTCTATCAGCAGCTCAGTCAAGCTAGAAGTACATGCAGCTGGTACGAACGCAGACCGTATCGGAAATTCATATAGTATTTCTGGAACAGGAGTTAATACCACAGATGGTACTACAGCTGGTTCGGTAGGGGGACTAGGAGCAGCCACTAACGGCTTGAATTCCTATACGGCAATTACAGCCAGTCAGCTAACAGCAGGTGACGCATTCAGTTTTAGTGCTAGCTATACAGCTGGTGATGCTGTGCCTACTAGCTTAACAGTCGGTCAAGTTTCTCCATTCGGTGATCTTACAAGTACATCAGCAGGTACAGCAGGGGATCTTGCAGGTACAATTGATACGAAAAATGATATGACACTGGTTGCTGGGGGAGCTGGTACTAGTGTGACTGGTCAATTTGTAGTGGGACTCACTTTAGACTAGTGAGACGGCTCTTATTGCTGTTCTTATTAGTTCCTTTTCCGCTGAAATCTCAGCCTATTACTGGTGCCTTTTCTACTGGTACCATGAATAGTACTACCACTACAGTCACAAAAATAGTTGAGCAGGTGGTGTCAAAGGACTATAATTCAGGCTATAGTTACAGTATAGCCGGTACAGGAATTGAAATGACCAATGCCGGAGATATGGTTCCAAACGCAACAGAAACTACAGGAACAGCAGATGGGGTTAGTTACAAATGGACGGGGTTAAACTTCTCTACCAAGCCTTCATGGAAGCAGTCGGAAAACGGAGCTGCCTTTCAACTAACAGAGAGCTATACCGCACCAGGTCTTTCCAACGTGACAACCATAAACAGAGAAATGACCGTGGAAAGCGTGACTGTCACTCAATCAATATTTCAAAAATAGCCTTAGTTCTATTACTATCCCCTTCACCAGTACTAGCTAATGCTGTCAGCCAATCAAATTCTGGAAGTATTACGAATCAAAATTATAATGTCAACAACGGAAATTTTCATACCAACCAGTATGGTGGAAATATAGTCTGTCAGGGACCGATGATGAACATTACTCCCTATACCTCATTCAATGCAAATTATTCCAAACCATTTGAGCATTTTTATGAAACACCCTTCTATGACCCAACAGATAATGTAGGTGCTTTTGACGCAGATGGTAATGCTATAGGAGATGGAACACCTGACAATCCCGGTAAAATTCTCTTCTATCAAAAGAATTATTCTGGTACTAATAAAGATTCTTATGGAATTGGAACAGGCATAACTTTAAACATATCCATACCATTGGATAAATCATTTCAGAAAAGATGTAAGTCAGCTGTAGATACACAAATAGGTATTCAAAATCAAAAACTTAAGAACCTTGAGCTTGAGTGGCATGTCGCTCGGATAAAGCACTGCGGGGAATTAAAACAAAAGGGCATTCAAGTGACTAAAGACTCTGTTTTCTTTTCCGTTTGCCAAGATGTCTATTTGACTCCTAAGCCTAATCAGATTGAGAAGCATTATCATTCTCTTTCTTCTTCCGAGCAGAAGTAATTTTCTTTACGATATTTTTAGTGAGTCCTTTTATCAGATTAATTATGGCAGGTGATCCCGCCGCTATGCTTGCTATCACTATTGTGTTGAGGATTAAGGTGGTTTCTGGGAACCACTGATCACGATAAATCACCTCTTCCCAAACCACTAAGCATTCACTCTTGTCCTCGTTATACTCAAACGATTTAACTCGTTCCATTCTCTTCTCGTTGGCCCACGAACCCACTCTTAATTTTGAATTAGGATCAGGACAAGGGGGAAAGAATGTTTTCTCCTCTTTCTTTGGTGGTAAAGTTGTTTGTATATTCTCTTTTAATATTGGCTGTTCTTCTTTCTTCTTTTCTTCTTCTGGTCTAGCATAAATCACACGAGTAGGATCATACTCAATAGGATCTATCTCCGCTACTTCTCCCCATGGGCAACTCCAAAAGCTTCCATTAGGATCTACATTTACAAGATTAGAGTTTTCATTAGCATCCCGATGCGTTTTATAACATCCTGGTAACAGTAAAGAAGGTGTATCAAAAGAAGGGTTATTAACAAACCCATCAAATACCCTGATAGGAGGTATTATCTCTACAGGAATATTAGGTACTGATATATCTGGGATAGATATATCTGGGATACTCATCAGAAAGGAATAGAAACTCCTGTCGTACTAGGAAGTTTATCTTCTATAGCATTTGGGAGAACTTGTTGAATATCACCCATCAGTTTGTTTTTTATAAGTCTTTCCAAATTACCACTGGTTGCATATTTGTAAGCATAGAAACCCCCGCCAAGAATCCCTATCAAACCAATAGTGTTGATAAAAACTAGTGCCGTGATTATTTTTTTAAGCATTATTCGTAAACTGCCTTGCCTGTGACAATAGCTGCATCTATTGCTGTGAAATCTTCTGTAGTCCAAATAGAAGTAGTACCATCCAACTTTTTGTAAGCCTTGATTATCTCAAGATGATCTACATTTCTTTTAATTCTATCCTTCCATTCTTGCTCAGTTTCATTATCATCTTTTGATGTATCTGAGTTTATAAGAGTTACACTATCTCCGGCTGCAGAGAATATCTGTGCAATTTCTTCGGCGGTCCTTTCTTCCATGTTTAACGCTAAACTTTATTTTTATTATAAGTTTCGCACATCTTAGTGCAAGTCTGAATCAGTAGGGTCTTCTTTAACTGTAAATACTAATAACTCATCTCCCTCTTTCAGATCTCTCAACTCTGGGTGGATGTTCTTTTTAGGTTTATCTAATTCTTTGAAAACTAAATCCATGGATCTCCACATGAATGCGAATGCGGCTCCAGCTACCAAAGCAAAAAACAGCAGATAAACAAGAAATATAAAAGACATTAAGTTTCGTTAGTACGCCAATAATCACCAACTCTTACACCCAACGTATCACCATAACGCCAAGTACCTGAGCCAACATTAACAGCAATATTACCATGTAATTTATCTATCTCTTTCCATGTTCCTCCTACTTTTATATAAACTACAGTGTTATAGGCAGGATCTATAGAGCCAGGGGTAGGAGAAACTGCTCCTCTGGGTTGTAATTTAGTGTAAGGTCCTCCTTGGAATACATATTCTAAAGGATCAGTAAATGCGTTTTTTGAGGAGGTCTTTACATAAGGAGCTCCCTCAATTACGTAATCTAAAAGAGCTAGATCAAGATTAGTTTTCACTGACATTTTTAGCCTCGTATTCTTGTTGTTGTTCTACATCACCCCAAGCTGCCTCTCTTTCTATTATCTTCTGCACGGCGACATCTACTTCGTCTTGTGTTAAATCCTTTGTGGAACTAAGAGTAGCAGTTGTATCAGAAGAAAGCTGATAACGTATTATCCAAACGTTCTCATCTCGTTGTTGAGAGTTTATTATCGTATATGTCATTAGATTTGTGTGATAGCGAAGTCATCAAAATAGAAGCTGTAAGTAGAACCTCCATATGCTATTAACTTAATTTTAGCAACCCCCTCTATAGTGGGAGTAAAGGTAACACTTAACTGTTCCCAGGTATCTGCAGATGCACTAGCTGTATCTGTAACATCTGAACTGACCCCCAAGAGAGTATTATCCGAAGCTAATACTCCCCATTTCACAGTTAATGCTGTATTAGTTCTTCGTACCCAGATAGTAGCAGTAACCGCCGATGAAGCAGTTACAAATATCTCTGCTAATGTGAAATTAAAAGGTACAGCAGCAGTATAATTAGCACTTTGAATATCAACTTTCCACGCAATACCAGAAGCTGTATGTCTTACACTAGTTTCTGAAACCATGGTGACATAATTCCAATAAGTTCTGTGATCCGTAGCTGAATTATTGTATCTAGTTAATGTTAATCTTGCGGTGTCAAATTTAGTAGAACTTACAGTATTGGTGTAATTCACCATATCATTAGTTCCCATATTACTGAAAGTACAATTTATGAAATGTGCCTCCCCTCCTCCACCTGAATTATTGTTAAATCTAATTATGTCACTTTTAAGATCATCAATAGAACAATTTACATAGCGGTTAAGCTGGGGACTATAACTGCTCCCTTGATAACTATCACCACGCATCGTACAATCTTTGTAAAGAGTATTACTATCGTCATAAGACGCAAAACCGGCAGATACAAATTTGCAATTTGTTAATATAGAACCATCACCATACCGATATTGAAAAGTGGTTTCGTTCATAAATATACAATTATTATAAGTACTTGCACCAGGGACATCCATGTTTCCATACATATTATTTGACAAAAGACAATTCTCCATATGTACAGAAGCACTACCATATCCCTCATAGTGATGATAAAATTCAAATGTTTGCAAGTGTTTGATGGTTAAATTTTCCGTATATCTAATAGAAGCAAACAGTGTTGAATAAATAGAAGATCCTGCTAAACAAGTCAGGCCATCTCTAGTACTCATGTTTGTACGATCCCAGCCTCCTGAGATAGTGCATGTATTGTCTGCGAAAGCACTACCTCTATCAATGTAAAGCATGTTCCCATAGAAACCGTAGACAGTAGCATTGTTGGTTGAAAGAGATCGTCTATGATAAGCAGCAACTGTCTCAGAAGGACCACTATATAACTGCCATTCATCATTAGTTGTTACAGGTCTATAAGTCTCACCGTTTCCTATTCCTAAAAATTTACCTGATGCGAAGGTAATCTCCCAAGACTCTCCCGTGGTCGTCTCACTGCTTTCTTTAGTAATAATACTATTCATAGTAATAGCATCCGCAAGACTGGAATCTTTACAAGCTATTAATTGACCGATACTCATATCGAACGTATCATCTTGATCTGTATTTATATAAATAGCAACGGACCTGATTGAAGTACTAAGAGCACTTCCAAAATCTTTAGTTACCGGAAATGAACCTATACCAGTTCTTCCTCCAAAGTTAGGTATATCTATTGTATGTACTGCAGTATTCCCAGAAGTGTCTGAACATAACTTCACGCTGATAGATCCATCTCCTCCTGCATCATATTCTTTATGGTTATAAAAACTAAACCTAAAACTTATTTGTTGATAAGCACTTAAATCTAACGCTGAAGGTAATGTTGTATAAGCAGCTTTACCAGTGGTAAAAGAAGTACCGATCTCTAGTTCCTGAACATAAAATCCTGATATACCATTAGGAGCGTTATTAGCATAACTAGAAATACTAACATTGGTACTGGTTGTCCATTCATCATATCTTCCTAAACCACATGAAAAAGCAATTTCCTGTGTTTTAGCACTAGACATCTTAACTATTCCATACTTTGGCCAAAGCACTCCTACCGTAATGCTAGTACCGTCAGACCAGGAATCGCTAGAGGTGTCAAGAGGTATAGTGAAATTAGTAGAATCTACTACAGTAGCTTCAAATAAACCCATAACCCCTGCGGCCCTAAGAGTACCACCATCGGAAAATATAGTAATAGGATCTCCTGTAGTCAAACCATGTGCAGTTGAACCAGTACTAATAGAGGTGGTAGTGCCTTTAGAAATAGTGGCACTAGTATTAGATATACTGCTGTTACCAGTTCCTTTAGGTCTACCTGTCCATGTACCATTTCCTATACTCCCAAAACCAGGGGATTTTATAATTCTTACTTCATCACCAGCTGATAAAGAACTATTATTACTGCTAGTGATAGATTTCCATCTAGTTGCAAAGCTGGTTCCAGTGTTACTATTGTTTCCATTTTCAGGATCCACATAATAAACAGTCATTTAAGCCGCCTCCAAAGTAGCTACTTTACTTTCTAATACTTCAATTTTAGCAACTGCTTCTTGCAATGCCGCAGTGAGTAAAGGAACAAGTTTACTTTGATCTATGCTTTGATAAATAGGATTATTATCAGAATCAACTGCATCTTTTGTTCCTGTTATTGCTTCTGGTACTGCTGTAACTTCGTGTGCAAAGAACCCATCAACTACTGTACTTGTATCAGCTTTGAAGTTAAATCTATAAGGCTTGAGAGTTTTTAATCTTGTTATACCGTCAGATATAGCACTTGCATTTTCTTTTAATCTATAGTCAGAACTAGTGTTATATGCTATTGAACTGCTAGTGCCTGTAATAGTTCCGATTTGGGTGCCTGAAGAGTTTCTAAGTGAGACATAATAAGCTGTACTTCCTGATCCTGCTCTATTGTGCTGATATTCTATGCCATTTCCATCTCCTGTTCCTATATGTTTGAGACTAAGTAAAGTATCAGCATCCGTACCTGATCCGTCCGCAATTTGTAATTTACCTCCAAGACCTGTGCCTGTGGTATTAATTTTAACTACGTTATTAGAATCTATGGGAAGATAGCTAGTGGCAGCATTAGTATCATACTTAAGCCATATATCACCATCGCTTCCACCTGAAGGGCTAGATGTAGACGCTGTAATTTTCCTTAAGCCAGCAGTACCTGAGGCAGAAGAAGTAGCACTAACAGTTCCTCCTACAGATAGACTAGTACCGTCGAAAGTAAGATTAGAAGACCCTGCAAATACACCTGAACTATTAAACTGTACCTGAGTATTAGAACCAGAGGGGAGGGATGTAAGGCTAATACTTTTTGTAGCTCCAGTGCCCGCAGCAGTTACATTAGAACCTATGAAGTTAAGGGTAGTTGCAGCTGTAGATAAAGAACTACCCTCTTCCTGTATTGTTATGCCTGATATGCCGCCACCACTAGCCGCTTCGAACGAAGCTTCTCCATTGGCATCTACCGTTAGAACGTGGCCTTGAGTAGGTGTGCCACCGTTATCTTTTAAAATAACATTTATTCCGGGAATTCTAAATTTATCTATACTTGTATTACCTAAAGTTATTTCATTAGAAACAGTTTGACTACTTGAAGAAGTAGATGTACCAATAATTATATTATTAGATCCAGTGGTTAAGCCAGCTGATCCGTTGGTTGCACCACCTTCAAATCCAATAAGAATATTATCAGATCCAGTTGTAAGAAATTTTCCAGCATCAACACCAAAACAACAGTTGTCGTCACCAGTAGTTGCATTGTAGGCAGTATTATATCCTACTAATGTATTTCTTATTGCACCAGAACCATAGTATAAACTGTTTTGACCAATCGCAACTGTCATACTAGGTGATGTGGTTGTATATGCAGCATCTTTACCAATAACTACATAATTACTTCCAGTAGTAATAGCTTGACCAGCATTATGCCCTATACAAACTCCGTAACTGCCAGTAGTAATAGCTTTACCTGCTTGATAACCTACGCCAACATTTCCAGTACCCGTAGTTAAAGCTATTAATGCTGAATATCCCAACGCACTATTGTAGTCACCAGTGCTTCTTGCAAATAACGCCTTGTAACCTACAGCAGTTGAGCCATTACCGGAACTATCAGAATTATCTCCATATAAAGCTTGATAACCTACGGCAACATTTTCTTTTGAATTACTTGTGTCGTCTCCATTATATAAGGCTTCATAACCTATAGCAGTATTATTTGCCCCTCTATTCCAACGTCCAGAACCAAATCCTAAACCAACTGCCTTTGTATGATCACCTTTTTCTGAGAAACAATTAGCACCAATAATTGTCTCTTCCGAATTATTACAAACTCCACCTGCTCTATACCCCAAAATCGTATTATTATCGCCTGTGGAAATATTATTTCCAGAGTTCCAACCAATTAAAGTATTGTTTTCTGAATTAGATGTAAGTGCTGATGCAGCATTGTTTGAATGTGTATTTCTTGGACTGCTACTTTCAGCAGTCATACCAGCACTACCGCCAGTAATCGTAATAGTCTTTGTAGCACCAGAACCTGTCGCAGTTACACTGGATCCTACAAAATTAAGAGTAGTTGCAGCTGTAGATAAAGAACTACCCTCTTCCTGTATTGTTATACCGCCTGACATTGCTGCCCAGGATAGAGTTCCTGAGCCATCACTTACTAATGCATAACCTGAAGCTGCTGCATCTGCAGAAGGTAATGTCCATACTACGTTACTGCTTACTGTAGAGGCAGCTTGAAAACCTACGTAGTGTGATCCATCAGAATCTTTTAGTCTTATATCAGCAGGGAACGCAAAATCACCGGAACTAGCTATAGAAGCAGGTACAACAGTTCCATCACTAAGAGTAGAAACTGTCTGCATATCACCGAAGACTATTCCAAAGAAGGAAGACCCTGCAGCCGGAGCTGTCGTGAAGGTTAATGTAGAACCTAAAACAGTGTAGTCTGTATCTGGTTCTTGTATTACACCACCTAATGAAAGTAATAGATTTCTTGCTGTACCAGGAGAGACAGCCTGACTACCGGCAGCCATGCTAAAGCTAGTGTTCGATCCATTAAACCCGCTGGATATCTGATCAAGTTTAATGTATCTGCCTACTACTGGACGCTGACCAATATAAGACAAGTTCCTACCCTAATTATTTACTTATCTCTTATTTTAAATCACGCAACTTCTGGAGAGACAGATTCACTGTGCTCTGGGGAATCCTCCTTTAAAGATTGCAGTTCTGTTAGACGTCCTTGCAGCATTATTATCTTCTCTTTTGCAGCATTAAGAGTGGCTAATGCTTCATTATGCTCATCAATCGCTGCTTTAAATTCTTCAGTACGCTCTGCGATTTTCTCATCAAGATTACAAGACATTTTATAATATTTATCTAAACAAATTATAGTCTACTTATTTACATTTAAAAAGGGGTAAAAACCTAATTATCAAGAAGGTTCTGTAGGCCATGTAATATTAAAAGGATCACTTTGAGAAGGTATATCCCTAAGTGCCTGTCTGTAAGTTTGCCATTCTGTTTTCTTAGAATCACTTAGTGGAGAATCTGTTAACTGTGTCCAGTCAGATAACTGCAGTTTATTGTCTCTAATGCTTCTAACACCTTTCCACTCTGAGTTGTCAACTGCTGTTTTTTCATCAGTTGTTAGAGATACAGCCTCGTATTCTTTTACATAATCTCCATCAATAAAAGGAGTTACAGAAGTCAATTTCTGTGTTGCTACATCATAGACTACATCAACGACTTCTTTAGCACTATTATCCGCTAAAAAAGAACTATTAATTCCTGAAGAAGGAAAGGAAATGTTAGGAAACAATTCTTCATGTGTTCCTATTGATTTAACAGTGGTTCCTTCAACAATTGCAACTCTCATAATTAATTTACCTATTGTAAATAGTATAATTCATGGTTAATTCACCTTTCCATAAACAACAAAATATCCACTAGTTGTATTTCCGCTATGACTTGTAACATCTCTTTGTGTCCAGTTTGTATGTAGTGAATGGTACCCACTGTTTCTTCTATTAATTCCGTAATTTATAGTTTTTGGTGGATATTGTGTTGTTGCAGGTAATACGGAAGCCCTGCCATCTGAATCTGATATACCAAAAGCTAAACCTTTAGTAGTTGCAAATCCAGTATCAAGACCATCAGTACTATTAGCATGGGTGCCTTTATCAGTTATTCCTAAAAAACAATAATCACCAGAATCATTACTCCATGAACTATAATTATTACCACCTGAACCACCTGCATAGGTAGAAACATTTACAAGTATATGATTTTTCAAAGTTTTACCAGAAGCAGGGGTAATGCTAGTACCATCTAAGCTTGCACTTGTTATAGTACCCAGCTGACTTGGATGATCGAAATTACTACTACTGGTATTATATGTACTCGGTAATACGTTACATGCATGATCATAAATATTAAAAGAAGATCCATTAAAAGCAAACTCCCCTTGATTTTTTAAAGTTTTGCTTGTGTCATAATGTATTATTTTTATGGCACTTATAGTCTCTCCTCCTGTTCCAAAATCTGAATTACAAGTGTAATAACTGGTATCACAAATTGTAAGAATTGCTGAAGTTGTTTCAGTACCATTTAAACCGGTAGTATTACTAGTATCAAAAGACAACGCTCTTTGAAGAGGTTGTTCAATTTTAGAAGAGTTTGCTGGATTACTACTTATATCTGTCTTTTCTGAACTGCTTGTCGCAAATAATTTAACTGCAAATATAGGGTAAAAAGTGCCGGAAGTATAACTACCTCCGCCACCTCCTCCAGAAGAAGAACTAGCTAAAGAAGCTCTTAACTTGTGAGATCTCAACATTATGCAACATCTCCAACTTTTGCACCATATAAAGTACTACCAGTTTTCCATAGTTCTATAACGGTGTAACCACTTGTAGCTAAAGTAGGTGCAGATCCCCCAACCCAAGTCATAGTAGGCCAAGTTACCGTATAAGATGAGCCATCTGCAATCATTAACATCATTGATTGTCCAGTAGTAAATGAATCAGTAGCGGTTCTATTAGCACCTAAAGTCCATTGTTGAATAGTTCCCTGATCTGGATCTAACGCAACACTAGAAGCATCAGTTATAGTAACAACATTTTCATCTATAGAGCCTGGTAAATCAATCGTACCATTATCATCTATCTGAAAACCATCTAAACCAGGTACTCTAAATTTAGTAATATTAGCGTCACCAAAAGTTATCTCGTTTGATACTGTTGCTGAACTAGCAGCAGCACGGTGTCCTATAAGTATATTATTAGATCCAGTGGTAAGGTCATTTGTACCTGTATTACCAGCATTTCTTCCCATTAAAACATTGTTTCCACCTGTTGTAATATCGTTCCCAGACCATCCTCCAACAATTGTATTATCACTTCCCGAAGTAATATTCGTTCCAGCATAATATCCAACTACTGTATTTGTACCTCCAGATAAAGAACCAGACCACATAGCATTGTTTCCTATTGCTACATTGCCAGACCCTGATGATGCATTTTGTAAGGCTGAATATCCGATTCCAACGTTCTGACTAGCAGTTGTTATAGTACGGACTGATGCAACACCTATAGCTATATTGGAAGTACCAGTAGTGCAAGCTTTAAGAGATCCTACTCCTACAGCAACGTTTGAGTTTCCTGTAGTAATAGCTTTACCAGACTCTCTTCCAAATAAAGTATTTAGAGTTCCTGTAGTTATTGCTGCACCGGCATTGGATCCTACAGCAGTTACATAATCAGCAGTCGTTATCGCTGTACCCGCATTATATCCAAAGAGACTATTTTCTAGTGCATCTGTACCAGTAAATGAATCTCCCGCATTGGTTCCAGCAACTGTATTCTGCTGTGCGTCAGAACTTAAACCACCACCACCAGCGGCTGCTTCCCATCCACATTCTCCATTGGCATCTACGGTTAAAACGTAGTTATCAGTTGCAGTTGTACTCTTAAGAATAAAATTACAACCAGGTATTCTAAATTTGTTGTTACTTGAGTTACCTAAAGTAATCTCATTAGAAACACTATTGGAACTAGGTTCTGCATCATAAGCAATAAGAATATTATTACTTCCAGTAAAAGTTCCATAAACTGCATGATACCCAACGAAAATATTATTTGATCCTGTTGTTACGACATAACCAGCTTCATTACCAAGGAAAGTATTTTTACTACCAGAGGTAAGGTTTCTTCCTGCTGCATATCCTATAGCTGTATTTTCAGATCCTGTAGTGCTTTGATCTAAACTATAATTACCAAATGCAGCATTTTCAGTGCCTGACGATGACATTTTTAAAGCCCAACGACCAAAAGCAGCATTCTGACCTCCAGAATTATTTCTTAAAGCTTGTCTACCGAAGGCATAATTAGCATCACCTTCACCTAGATCCATTACCTGATAACCTACACCTGTACAATCGCTGTTTGATGTATATGCTTTACCAGCTTCGTAACCTATAAATGTATTATTATCTCCCGTTGTAATTCCAGTTCCAGCATTAAATCCAAATAATGTATTGTCTGTAGCATCAGTTCCACTAAAACTATCACCAGCATTGGTGCCACCTACTGTGTTTTCCTGAGCATCAGAACTTAGTCCACCACCAGTAATCGTAATAGTCTTTGTAGCACCAGAACCTGTCGCAGTTACACTGGACCCTACAAAATTAAGAGTAGTTGCAGCTGTAGATAAAGAACTACCCTCTTCCTGTATTGTTATACCGCCTGACATTGCT